GACTCAGAACGCATGCTCATCTCCTCAGTGGGGACAACCACTATAAAAACTGATGGCACTACTCAGTTGGTTTTAAATCGTGCAGACGCTTCAATTGCAAGTGGCAACCAAGTAGCAAACCTGTTAATTACTGGCGACGACCCAAGTGCTGGACAGTCTGGTGCAGCAATTAATTTTACTGCTGGTGCCGCATGGGGTACCAATTCGTATCCGACAAATATTGTATTTTATAATGATAGTGCAGGAACCTTAGCGCCTAGAATGACGATTGCCTCAGGCGGCAACGTCGGGATTGGTGTTGATAATCCTGATTCATTACTGCACCTTAAAAACACTGATGCTGATGTCAGACTTACTCTGGAAACAGGTGAAAGTCATGATTGCTATATAAACTTTAGTGGCGCTACATCTGAAGCATCTGTCGGTTATGACGCCACTAGTAATCATCTTGTATTTTGTAATCCTGCTGGTGACTTAACAACTGGCCAAGTCATGCGCATCGATGCAAACGGCAACATTCTAGTAAATACATCTACGATACCTACAGGATTAGGGTCTTCTAACACTAAGTTAATTCTTAGTGATGTTGAAGATGCTCCAGAGTTTGTTGCCTATAACAATGATAATGGTCTTGTACTTGGTGACAAAATAGGCGCTTATCTTTTTGGCAATGACGATAACAACGCTACTGAAGACCATTTTGCAGGTATGTGGGCAACTTCAGCATCGACAACAGGCATAATGGATATTCATTTTGCCGGTGGTAAAACCAATTACGAAAATGATGACCCGCACATGACGCTGACTTCCCTCGGCAACATTCTTCTACAAAATGGTAGTCCTGAATTTCATTTCGGAACTGCTTCTGCATTACATTATAACTGGAGAATTGCGGCTCAAGAAGAGGTAGACAAAGGTTTTGAAATTGCAAGCGGGACTACTTCATTGGGATCTGCCGCGCTTACCGACACTTACACCACACGCTTAGCAATTCTAGGGGACAATGGCCACGTTGGTCTTGGAATAAGCGACCCAGTAGCTACAATTCACGCCCAACCTACGCGAACGGGTGTTAACTATGCAACTGTTTTTGCGGGTGGTACTAGTGCCAACTCTGGTCAACACGGCATTTCATTAATGACAGGTGGTAATGCCCTTGGTGGTCTCTTGGGATCTAATTTGACCCTCGACGACTTGACTTTTGCTCAGTCAAACACCGCAAGAAGTAGCGGTTATGTTGGTTTTGAAAACACAACCACCGCTTCTCAAAAATCTAAAATTACTTTTGGGGGTATAAATCTGGGCACAACCACCGCTGTAAACACCATGGAGTTGGATGGTTTCGGCAACCTTGCCGTCCTTGGTAATATTACTGCATACGCAACCCTTTCTGATATTTCTCTTAAAGAAAATATTGAAGTAATACCAAATGCTGTTGACAAAGTAAAAACGTTAGATGGCATTACCTTTAATTATATTAAAGACGGTCCAGATAAAAGAATGACAGGTGTTATAGCACAACAAGTGCAAGAAGTTTTACCAGAAGCAGTGTATGAAACGGAAATGATTGGAGATAATGAAAATAAGAATCTTGCTGTGCGTTATGGCAACATGGTTGGTCTTCTTATCGAAGCAATTAAAGAACAACAGCAACAGATTGATGAACTTAAAGAAATTATTTTTCGAGGAGAAATATCGTGACAACGCAAGCGTCTGGCGCTATATCTTGGCTTGATCTGTTTACTGAATTTAATGGACCAATATATGAAGGAGTAAAATCTCAAAATAACGTTGAGTCGAGGTGGTGGGTAGGACACCCTCTGGACAGCTCCTTAGTACCAGGCTTGCCTCAAGACGGACCTCTAAGCGCGAGCGATATGTATTCTAAAACACGGTATGGGTATGATACAGACCGTTTTAACAACGTATTTATAAGCACTTTAGACAACGGCGAGATGGCTGTGGAGTTAAAAGATGATTTTTTTGACTATAGTATAACTACTAATGGTCCTACAGACCCTGTCCCCAACCAGCCCAATTTTGCTTTCCCTACTTACGGTTATGAAAGCGACTTTACTTTAGGTCCCAGCAACCAGAGAGTGTCTCAGGGACGATATGCAATATTTACTTTTCAGTATAAAAGTTTATACACGAGCGGAAAAATTATAATGTCGATCACTGTCCCTACGGGTAGTTTCTTTGGAACAGAGGTCAACCCATCCCTTCTTTCAAGATTTAATACTAATGGGGCATCTGGAGCGAATTTTACCAACTACTGGAATCTTGGCAATGTACGTTTTTATGACAATGATACTGAAACAAATCTTTTGAATGCAAATATGTCTACTCCAATGGATAGTGTTTTTGGAGGAAGAAACTTTCAAATTTCTTTTAGAATTTTAGCTGAAGAGCCTTTAATTTTGACCACCAACGACGCAAATCCGATTATACTTAAAGTAACAGAAACAGCCACGGGACAGACTGACCACGAAAGAGCTTTAGGCATTTACTACGGATTTGATTAGGAGAATTATATGGAACCAACACGAAGAGAAATTGTAAAAATTAACACTTACACTAATCATGAGTCTTTTCCTGAAAACTTTGCATATGAAGTTCAATATGCTTATGTATTTGAGCATGAAGGAAAAACAATGAAAAGCGTATTTTTTGCTCAGTTAAATACCGATGATCCTGATAACTGGATTCTTTGGGAAAGACTCAGTGAAAGAATTATCTGGAGTTGGATACCGGAGGAAGAGTTGGCAAAAACAGAAGAGGTGGCTATACAGCAGGCTGAGACCAAGTTTTTTCCTAAACATACTAGTCATGAAACGTTTCCTTGGAATGATGACTAAAAATAATCCTCGGTATAACCAGAAACTTAATCGTGCTAAGACAAACGCTGGATTCTTATAAATAGAGTCATATACTTTCACTAATCGGAATGTGTTATGGCATATTACAAAGACATTACAATTGATCAGGGTTCGACTGCTTCGATTAATGTGTATTTAACTAATAAAAACGGAACTGCAAAGAATCTAACCAATTACACTGCAACCTCACATATTAGTCCCAACTACAACCTCGATAGCAGCAGCATAACTGTTTTTAATTGCACCATCGATTCTGCTGCTTCTGGCATTATAAACCTCAGTTTAACTCACCTTCAGACCGATTCACTCAAAGCTAACAAAAGATACGTATACGACTTGGAGATAGCGAGAGACTCTTCTGGAAGCACTGTCGAGGTCGAGAGAGTCCTAGAAGGTCAATTATATGTAACGCCATCAGTTACTAAATTGTCTATTGTATAATGACAACTGTAGTTAAAAAAGTAGTGCAGACAAGCACAAAGGTCGATAAGGTTGTTGTTAATAACAATTCAACATTGGTTGACAAAGTTATAATCAATCAATAAATATATAAAGAGGAAAGATAATGGCAGCACCAAACTCAAGGCAAACATTAATAGACTTCTGTCTACGGAGACTCGGTGCACCCGTACTTGAAATTAATGTTGACGACGATCAAATACAAGACAAGGTAGATGACGCGCTGCAAGTCTATCAAGAGTTTCATAGTGATGCAACCACACGCACTTATATGAAGCATGTTGTTACTGCAGATGATGTTACCAATAAGTATATCCCAATTCCTGCAGACATAGTTTATATTTCTAAAATGTTTCCTATCAATAGCACGTTTTCTGGTACTGGAATGTTCGATGTCAAATATCAAATGATGTTGAACTCTATGGGCGACTTTGTGAATTTTGCTGGTGGTATGTCTTATTTCTATCAAATGCAGCAGTATCTCTCTATGGTTGACATGCAATTGTCTGGTACTCCTCAGGTTTCATTCTCAAGACACCAAGACCGATTATATGTCTTTGGGGATTTTAACGATGGTGATATCAAAGTTGGTGATTTCTTAGTTATCGAAGTTTATCAAATCGTTAATCCTGATTCATCTATAAGTATCTACAACGATATGTTCATTAAGAATTACACAACCTCATTGATCAAACAGCAATGGGGTCTTAACATGATGAAATTTGACGGTATGCAACTTCCTGGAGGGGTAACTGTTAATGGTCGTCAGATGTATGATGATGGGACTCAAGAATTGGAAAAACTTAAAGAAGATATGCGATTGGAACAAGAACTACCGCCTGACTTCTTTATTGGATAATATTAATGGCTACAAACCCCTATTTCAGTCAAGGCAGAAAGAGCGAACAACTGCTGTACGAAGACCTCATCGTAGAGTCTTTGAAAATGTATGGTCAGGACGTTTACTATCTTCCTCGTGAACTGGTAAATAAAGATCAGATATTTGTCGACGATAACGTTTCTCGTTTTTCAGACGCATACAAGATTGAAATGTACATCGAAAATACCGAAGGGTTTGATGGTGAGGGAGATCTATTTACTAAGTTTGGTGTAGAGATTCGAGACGCTGCTACATTTATTGTTGCTCGGAGAAGATGGAACTCTGTTATTGCAGTAAATGAAGAAGCAGATAACAATCCGTTTTTTCGACCACGCGAAGGCGATATAATCTATCTACCTCTTTCTCAATCTATGTTTCAAATCTCTAGAGTAGAAACCGAGTCACCATTCTTCCAGTTAAAAGACTTACCCGTATTTAAAATGCGTTGTGAGTTGTTTGAGTATAACGATGAAGACTTTGATACTGATATTGAAGAGATTGATCAGGTTGAGAAATTTTCTGCTTATCAATATGTGATGACATTTGATTCAGTCGTTGGTGAGTTTGTTGTTAACGAAATCGTCAATCAAACTAATGGCGATTATGTGATGAGCGGCGAAGTAGTTAAATACGATGCTCTGAATAACAAACTGTACCTTGCTCACGTTGGCGCAGACGACGGACTTTTCCACACATTTACTAATTCTGCCGAGGTTCTGGGTCTAGTATCTGGTGCCGTGGCAACTCCAACGTTGATCGAAGAATTACAGAATATTGATCAGGGGTCTCAAAACGACGTGTTTGATATATTTGAAAGTGATTTCTTAGACTTTACGGAAACAAATCCGTTCGGGGATCCTTCATGATAATTATCAGAGGTATTGAATAATGTTTGGAACTCATTTCTATCACCAACGAGTACGAAAATCAGTTGCTGTGTTTGGTTCGTTGTTCAATAACATATATGTTTTGAGGAAAAATTCATCTGGCGGTGTTATAAGTCAGGTAAAGGTTCCTTTGAGCTATGCACCCAAACGAAGTTTTATCGATCGTATAGCACAAATGAATCAGGGCGAGGACGCAGAAAGACAGATTGCAATTAAATTGCCAAGGATGTCTTTTGAAATCATATCAATGGAATATGATATTACGCGACAGTTACCCAAAACAAATTCAAGGGTTCAACCATTAACAACTGATTCTGCTTCTGTATCAGATAAGACAAGGTTGTACACTTCTGTTCCATACAACATCAATTATCAACTGAGCATATACGCTAAATCTCAAGACGATGCTTTGCAAATTGTGGAACAGATAATTCCTTATTTTAATCCTCAGTATACAGTTACTATGCAACCATTAGATGCATTGAACGCGATAAAAGACGATGTTCCTATAGTATTGCAAGGTTTGACTTTTACTGATGATTACGAAGGACCGATCGAAGCAAGAAGGACTATTATATATACGCTTGACTTCTCTATGAAGATTAGTTTCTATGGTCCTTTGGTAACTGGGCCAATTATCCGTCAAGTGGACGGGCAAATATACCAGCAAGACACACCAACCGACGGTAACAACCCTCTATTAGAAACTATCAGAACGACTCCGACTCCAGAAGGGGTATCATCAGATAGCGACTTTGGTTTCAATTATAATTATTTTAATGCATTGGATAGCGTATGAGCAAAAATAAAAACATTGATGACGATTATAACACATCAAGAGATACCTATATTGAATTAATTGAAGGCGGAAAAGAATCTCTTGAACTTATGATACAGGTCGCGCGAGAAAGCGAACATCCAAGAGCATTCGAAGTCCTATCGGGTATGATAAAAAATATTGCCGACGTGACCGATAAATTAATGGACTTGAATAAAAAACATAAAGATGTTATCAAAGAAGAAAAACCCGAGCAAAAACAAATAACTAATAATAATGTCTTTCTTGGAAGTACAACAGATTTACAAAGACTATTACAAAATAATGATGATGAAAAGGTGATTAATGTCTCTAGCGTTGAGAATGAGTAACGAAACTTATCTTGGCAATATAAATGTCAAGCGCGATGGTGTTGTACAGCAGTGGACTAAGGAGGAAGTCCTTGAATATAAAAAATGTATGGAAGACCCCGCGCATTTTGCGCGTGAGTATGTCAAAATTATTTCGTTGGATCGGGGTCTTGTTCCTTTCATTCTTTACCCCTATCAAGAACGCATGTTCAACCATTTTAACAATAATCGTTTTAACATTGTACTTGCTTGCCGACAATCTGGCAAATCAATTTCGTCTGTCGCCTATTTGCTCTGGTACGCAGTCTTCCACCCCGAAAAAACCATCGCTGTTCTCGCGAACAAAGGGGCGACCTCGAGAGAAATGCTCAGCCGTATTACACTCATGCTTGAGAATCTTCCTTTCTTTTTACAACCTGGTTGTAAAACTCTTAATAAAGGTTCTATTGAGTTTTCTAATAATTCTCGGATTATTGCTGCTGCCACTAGCGGGTCTTCTATTCGGGGTATGTCTGTTAATTTGCTCTATCTCGATGAATTTGCTTTTGTTGAGCGAGCATCTGAATTTTACACTTCCACCTATCCTGTTGTATCCGCAGGAAAAGACACCAAAGTCATCATCACCTCAACCGCCAATGGGATCGGAAACATATACCACAAAATTTGGGAAGGCGCGAACCAAGGTGTAAACGAGTTCAAACCGTTTAGGGTTGATTGGTGGGATGTTCCTGGAAGAGATGAAAAGTGGAAACAAACCACAATCGCGAATACCAGCTCTTTACAATTTGACCAAGAATTTGGAAATACGTTCTTCGGGACAGGAGATACTCTAATAAATGCAGAGACTCTTATGTCGTTAAGAGCAAAAGAGCCTCTGCGGGTCTTAGAGGGCGGTCTATTGTCCGTCTATACAGAACCCTGCGCAGGGCACGAATACATCATGACCGTTGATGTATCGAAAGGAAGAGGTCAGGACTATTCTACGTTCACTGTTATTGACATTACGACACGCCCTTTTAGTCAAGTGGCTGTGTATCGGAACAATACTATCTCTCCAATACTCTTCCCTGATATTATATATAAGTATGCAACTGCCTACAACGAAGCGTATGTTGTAGTTGAGGCGAATGATCAAGGTGGTGTGGTCTGCAATGGTCTATACCACGACCTAGAATACGAAAACACTCATGTATCTTCAGCAGTAAAATCTTCTCATATCGGAGTGGAAGTCAACCGTAAAATCAAACGGTTGGGGTGCTCCGGATTTAAAGATCTTCTCGAAACAGGCAAATTAGAGATTGTTGACGAAAACACAATTTTGGAAATATCGACCTTTGTGGGCAGAGGGCAATCATACGAAGCTTCTGATGGTAATCATGATGACCTAGTTATGAACCTTGTGATGTTGGGGTATTTTGTCACGCAACAAATGTTTTATGATATGACAGATATAAACCTTAAAGAAATGATGTTCTCAGAAAAAATGAGATTGATCGAAGAAGACGTTTTGCCTTTCGGGTTTATTGAAGATGCTTCTGACGAAATTGAACAACACGAAAGCAGAAATAGAAACTCAGGGTTATCTTACGATTGGCAGGTTTTTGACGCGGATACTTCTAAATTATGGTAATTATAAATAAATAACATTGATATCTATCCGTATTATGTAAATCTTATTATTAGCTAATAAAAAAAAGGAAACGAATATGGCTCTTTTTACCCCATCCGCGTCTCCCAGTATCACTGTTAAAGAAATCGACCTTACGGGTGTAGTCCCTTCGGTCACGACTTCAACTGGTGCTATTACCGGAGAATTTTCATGGGGACCTGCAGATACTGCTGTGTTGATCGACAACGAAGCAACGCTGGTATCTACTTTTGGTTCTCCATCTATAACGAATTCAGTAGATTTTTTATCTGCTTCTTCGTTTTTACGTTACTCTACAAGTCTTTATGTTTCAAGGGTCATGACCGACTCTGCTGGAAATGCTTGTGATTCAGCTGAATCATTTGGATCTATCCCACTCGTAAAGAACTCTAGTGATTTCGATACATTAAAACCAACTTTAACTTCTGCTAATCACACGTTTTTGGCAAAATATCCTGGTTCTGCAGGAAATAGTATTGAGGTACAAGTTTGTCCTCAATCATCTGCTGATGCTACGTTTGATGCTTGGGCTTATAGATCTTTCTTTGATGCTGCTCCTGGCACATCAACGTATGTCTCTAATGCCAGTGGAAACAATGATGAAGTTCATGTTATCGTACTTGATAAATTGGGTTCTTTAACCGGAACACCTGGAGCAGTTCTCGAAACTTTCCCCTTCCTGTCCTTAGCGACAGATGCCAAAACAAATGATGGAACTGGCAATAATGTTTTAGACGTTGTCAATAATCGTTCTAATTATGTTTGGGCACTTAGTCTTAACAACTCAACAGACGTTGCTAATTCTACGTTTGATGAGTCTTCGACCGCAGCAGGAAATGGTTCTGGAACTAACTTCGCGCTTGCTTCGCCTACCACTAAATCTTTCAAACTTGGTAGCGGAAACAATGGTGGTGTTGTTGGAACTGGTGAAATTCTTACAGGATTTGATGTATTCGAAAGCACAGAAGACATTCAGGTAGATTTCTTAATTGCTCCTGGTATGTCAGCAGCAGCAGATCAAGCAACGGTGGTCAACGACCTCGTTACCACAGCTGCATCGTTAAGAAAAGACTGTATTGTAGTAACTTCGCCTGACCGAACCGCAGTAATTGGGCAAACCCCAGCATCTGCAGTAACCTCGTCTGTAACCACAGCAGGTCAATTTAACTCATCATCTTACTTGGTAGTTGACAATAACTATCTTAAAGTTTATGATAAGTATAATGACCAATATGTCTTCATCGCGGCCGCAGCATCTACTGCGGGATTGATGGCGGCAACCGATGCTGTATCAGCACCATGGTTCTCTCCGGCAGGTAATAGAAGAGGGCAATATTTTGGCGTTACTTCCTTAGCATATACAGCTAATAAATCACAAAGAGATACATTATACAAATCAGGAATCAACCCTATCGTTAATCTTCCTGGCCAGGGCGTTATTCTTTTTGGCGATAAGACCAAAGAATCTCGTCCTTCTGCCTTTGACAGAATTAACGTTCGTAGGTTATTCTTAGCAGTAGAGCGAGCAATTGCGGCTGCGGCAAGAAATGTAATGTTCGAATTCAATGACGAATTCACTCGTGCAGAGTTTGTTAATATCGTTGAACCGTTCCTGAGAGAAATTCAGGGTCGACGAGGTATTACAGATTTCCGAGTGGTTTGTGATGAAACAAACAATACTGCGGCCGTCATTGACCGTAACGAGTTTATTTGTTCAGTGTTTATCAAACCAGCTCGTTCAATCAACTACATCACTCTTAACTTCGTTGCGGTTCGTACCGGCGTTGAGTTTAGTGAAGTCGTTGGTACAGTATAGCACACCATTAAGGAGAAATAAAAATGGCAATTTTAGGAGTCGACGACTTTAAATCAAAACTGCGAGGTGGTGGTGCTAGGCCCAATTTGTTCCAAGCAACCGTAAACTTCCCGCAATACGCAGGGGGTGATGTTGAATTGACATCTTTCTTGTGTGAAGCCGCGCAATTACCTGGATCGACGATGGGGCTGATTACAGTTCCTTTTCGTGGACGCCAGTTAAAGATTGCTGGCGACAGAACTTTTGAACCTTGGACAGTAACTGTTATCAATGATACAGACTTTACTGTTCGCGATTCAATGGAGCGATGGATGAATGGCATGAACGCACATTCAGCAAACGTCGGTTTGACCAATCCAGTGGATTATCAATCTGATTTGTTGGTTGAGCAGTTAGACAAAGATGGTTCTATTCTGAAGCGTTATAACCTTCGCGGTTGTTTCCCGACGAATGTTTCACCTATCGAGGTCAGCTATGCTACCACGGATGAAATCGAAAGGTTTACTGTTGAATTCCAAGTACAGTACTGGGAATCAAATTCAACTAGTTAATGTTTAACTAAATAAGTGGGACGTCTTCGGGCGTCCCCTTATTTTTTTATTTGGAAACAGAATATGGCAGACGATAGTATTATTAAATTATTTGGTTTTGAGATACGTAGAAACAAGAAAGGGTCGGAGTCGAACCTTGTCTCTGTTGTGCCTCCGACGGATGATGACGGAGCTGGATACGTAACTTCTGCTGCAGGACATTATGGTCAATTCATTAATATGGATGGCGATAATTCTAAAGACAATCATCAATTAATTCTTAAATATCGCGGGGTTTCTATGCACCCCGAAGTTGATATGGCGATTGAAGAAATTGTTAATGAATCTATTAGCGCTTCTGAGTTAAAATCCAGTTTAGAAATTTCACTAGATAAAATCGAAGCCGCTGATAAAATTAAAGATCAAATTACAGAAGAATTCGATAATGTGGTGGCAATGTTCAAATTCAATGAACTAGGTCACGATATTTTTAGGTCTTGGTATGTTGATGGTAGAATCTATCATCATTTACTAGTAAACGAATCTAATCTTAAAGCAGGGATTCAAGAAATCCGCCTAATTGATGCATCTAAGATTCGTAAAGTTAAAAAAGTAAAACACAAAATTGATGGAAAAACTGGGGCAAAAATTGTTGATACGACTGAAGAATTTTATATTTTCGAAGAAAAACCAGGTCAGGCAAATACCGCAGTTAAACTTTCGACCGACTCGGTAAGTTATGTTACCTCTGGACTACTAGACGAGACTAAAAGAAAAGTAGTCTCACATTTACATAAAGCACTTAAACCTATTAACCAATTACGTATGATGGAAGACTCTCTGGTCATCTATCGTCTTGCTCGTGCACCCGAACGACGAATCTTTTACATCGATGTTGGTAATTTACCTCGTGGTAAAGCAGAGCAATACATGAAAGACATTATGTCTAAATACCGCAATAAATTGGTCTATGATGCAGACACCGGACAGTTAAAAGACGACCGCAAACATATGTCTATGCTTGAAGATTTCTGGTTGCCGCGAAGAGAAGGTGGTAGGGGCACAGAAATTTCCACGCTTCCTGGCGGCGATAATCTGGGTCAAATTGATGATATCATATATTTTCAGAAAAGATTATACCGCTCGTTGAATGTGCCTCTGGGACGATTAGAACAAGAAACTCAGTTTTCTCTTGGAAGATCTACCGAGATTAGTCGGGATGAAATCAAATTTCAAAAGTTTGTTGATCGTTTGCGAAAAAGGTTTTCGCAGGTATTTCTCGGAGTATTGAAAAAACAACTTATACTTAAAGGTATTATCACCGAGCAAGATTGGCAACAATGGAAAAATGATATTGTAGTTGATTTCATCAAAGATAATTATTTTTCTGAATTGAAAGAAACAGAGATTTTAAGAGACCGACTAGGAATAATGTCAGAAGCTTCTCAGTTTGTTGGCGAATATTTGAGCAAAGAATGGATTATGACGAACATTCTACGTTTGTCCCAAGAAGAAATGAAAGAAATGAAAAAACAAATAGATGCTGAGATTTCTTCTGGCGATATTGATGATAATGAAGAAGAACCCACTGAACCAACGGGAGAAAATCAACCAGAAATACCCCCAGAGAAAGAAGAAAAATATATTCCATCTCAAGAAGATGAACTTTTGGAAAATATGACTCGGTTTATGAGCAAATTGAATGAGCAAGATTAGTCCTGTTGTAACTACTGCCTTCGGTATAGCACATACTGAAAAACGGATAGGGCAATTAGAAGAAAAATGGTACGAAATCATTAATGATGTCGAAACCACGCGTGGACCTGCGGGTCTCGACGGCCAGAAGGGAGACAAAGGTGTTAAAGGCGACAAAGGCGATAGAGGCGATAAAGGAGAACGCGGCGAACGTGGTTCCGATGGCAATGATGGAGCACCAGGACCTGTTGGCGAGAAAGGAGATACTGGCGAACGCGGCGAACAAGGTGAACAAGGACTTCAAGGTGTTGCTGGAATTGCTGGCAAGGATGGAGAACGAGGAGAACGTGGCGAACAAGGACCACAAGGATTACAAGGGCCGCAGGGATTAAAGGGTGATAAAGGTGATAAGGGAGATCAAGGAACCAAGGGAGACACTGGAGCAACTGGTAGCAGGGGCGAAAAAGGTGATCGCGGCATTGATGGAACCAAGGGAGACGTGGGCGCACAAGGACCCATGGGTGTCAAAGGAGACAAAGGAGATACTGGACTTCGTGGCGAAAAGGGCGAGCGGGGAGAGCGTGGCGAACAAGGACCACAAGGAATACAAGGTGAGGCAGGACCAGATTATAAAGAGAGGTTCGAAGAAGCCCTAGAACAATTCAACGAAAGGTTATCGGAGAATTCTAACACAGTAAACAAAAATATTGAACGTACTCTTGCCAATGTACAAAAATCTCTTTCTACTCTTGGTGGTGGTGGTTCATACAAGATACTTGACAATGCAGATGTCGACAAAACTCGTTTGAGTAGCGTGGTCGGTGATAGTATTTTGGTGTTCGATCCAAATAAGAAGAAGTTTGTTGTACAATCTTTTTTAACAATATTAGACAGACTAAAGGCAGATTTAGAAGTGCAATACGACAAACTAGTAGACGAAGATCCAGATAATGGATTTACTTATGTTGGCGAAGCAGTGCCTGGCACCACAAAAGGGCAGTCTATCTGGAGAATCAAACGAATCTATGAGTTTGGTGCAGACGGTGACCTAGACATTCTCTGGGCAAACGGAACAGCAAATTTCGATAAAACTTGGAATGATCGTGCAACTTATACGTATTCTGCAGATTAATCCTTATAAATAAACGTAACCATTTGTCATGTTAAATTGAGTATTTTAAAAAAACGGAGAATATTTAAATGGCAAAAATAACAAGTGCAGGAAGGTTGTATCGCACAGAAGTAGATATCGATACCACCAACCGAGATATTGGTTTAACCAAAACAACGACGGGTAATACTTTGTCTGACGATGGTGTATCGTTACAGGCACTTTACTCTTACCTTAAGAACGTTTGGCGTT